ATTCTTTTAGAAACTGATTTTGAATAATCTTGCAATTCTTCATCAGATCCAACAGCTTCAACAACTTGGTCTTCTATCTGTACCTCAACCTCATCTATTTCCGGTTGCTCTACTTGTGCGTTTTCTTGTTCAATCATTTATAAACTCGCTATGTCATCGGGATCGAGTATTGTGGCTATCACCTCATCATCATTGATGATGCGAACTTCTGCACCGTCCTCCAGTTTAAACCTAGAGCCAGAATAGCGCCCTATTAAAACCCATTGTTTTTCTTCACACCAGGGGGTTTCTCCATACCTTGCCTTATCGTTATAGCATAGTGGTCCTTGTTTTACCACATAAGCAACAACTGTAGCCAAGGCCTCACGATCAACTGTTTGTTTTGTTAGCAAAATACCGCCTTCTGTTTGAGCTTTACCAGCGTAAGGTAAAACTAACATACGCCAACCTGTAGGCTGTGGCATACGATCAAGTAAAGATTCGTCTAATAAGGTAGGATCTAAAACCCTAGCTTGTTCTGGTATATAAGCATCTGCAACTATGTCATTTGTAGATCTAATTTCTGCCATTTATTTTGCCTGTTTGTTAAAGTCTTTTAATTCGTTTGTAATATAGTATAAAGCAGAAAGCTCACCTTGCAAATATTTATAATGTTCTATATCTTTTAGCGAACCGGACATCAAAGTTTCTGATATTTGGTTTTCTCTTTCTTGGACCTTTCTTTTTATAAAATCTAATAAACCGTACTCATCCATTACTTTTTAGCCTTTGATTTTGTTGGCTTTTTTTTGGCTGCAGGCTTAACTTTTTTCTTGACCTTTTTTGCTTCCTTAACAACCTCTTCAACAATTTCTTCAACTACTTCAGGGACTGTTTCAATAACAGGTGTTACTACAGGTTCGCCTTTTGCAATTCTAGCCATTTTTTTAGCTATTCTTTTTGCATTAGCTTCTTTTTTTATTTTTTTTGCCATTTCAGAAGCTTCATGCTCTCTTCTTTCAATGATTCTTTGTGCTTTTTTTGTTTTGCGCAGGCTTTCTATTGCTGCTATTTTAAATGATGTTGCCATAACTTAGTTCCTCAGTTTTGTCTGTATTTCCATAAGCTTTAGATCAGCATTTTGTTTTAACCTATCTATAGCTACATTTAGTTTATCATCAGCTATGTCTTTTTGCACATTGATGCGTTGTTGTTGTAATTCAGTATCTAATAATTTCTCTTGAGATCTTTGGTTTTGTTTTTCAGTAAACTGTTGAGATCCAATATCTAGCTCTTTATCTTTAAGATCTAATTCTGCTTTTCTAATTTCAACCAAAGGATCTCCACCGGATCCTTGACCTATGGATTGTAAGAATTCAGAAGTCAGTTGAGCCATAACAGGAGCGCTAAACTGGTCTAATATCATTTGTATTTCTGTAGAAATTTGTTGCGCTTCTGCTGGAGAAACTTGTTGCATCTGTGCTTGTACCTGTTGAATTTGCATCTGCACTTCTTCAGGTATCTGTTCTGCAGCAACTTGCGCTGATAAGAACTGTAAATGTTGCATACAGTGACTAATAATAATAGATTGTATTTGCGGGTTTTCTTGAACCACTTGCGTTAAAAATAAACTTTTGTGTGTTGCCAAATGCGCTTCATGGTTCTGTCCTTCAAAAGCTTGAGCCGGTTGTCCCATTAATAAACTGCTATTTTCTAAGCCAGCGTCTATGGGTTTAGGTGTCATGTCTGGCGGTGGTTGTAAAAGATTATCTACATTATCAACGCCTAAAGCTGCATACATTCTTTTGTAAGCCTCGTACATGCCCATTGGTCCATGTATCTCTGGGTTAGACTGCACCATTTGCAGTAGCTCTTGAGCCAAGGTAACTCTTTGGCTTTGAGAAAAAATGTTTGGATCTGAAACAGGAACAACATCAATTCTTCCATCAAAGTCAGATTGTTTTATTTCGCTTGGCCCAGAACCAACTTGAAATTCATAAGCTGGTGGCAGGTATTCAGCAAATACTTTTGCCAGAAGTTTAAACTCTAGTTTTTGTGCATAGTGCAGTCTTTTATGAATAGCAGACATGACCTTAGTGCCACGCTCAAGCAAGGCTACTGTCGTTCCTACAGGCATTGCAGCATTACTATCACCAACATTCATGTCAGCTATAGCTGCAAATCTTTTACCAGAATCAACCAATATTCCAAGTAATTGCATCAAAACATTGCTTGGCTCTTTGATTGGAAGAGGTATGAGATTTTCTCGCAAAGAACCCCCGGTAGTGTCTATATCACGGAATTCCCCAGGCTGCAGCGGTTCATCTTCATCGCGTATTCTCATACCCCTGGCTTTGAAACCCGCTGGAAGGTTTGCAAGCGTACCAGCATCTATAAGTTGTCTTAATATAGATGTAGAGGCTTTGGACAATCCACCGATCATGTGTGATAAGCCTAGGCCATAAAAACCTAGTCCTGGTAAAAACTTGTATTGAATAAAGTAATTAATTTTATTTTTAAGGGGATCTCCCTCTATGTAGTTTCTTCGTATAGATAAAACAGATTCAGAGCCTTCGTCTATCGTAATAATATAAGGCAGTTTAAGGCCAGTTGGGTTGCCTTCCTGGTCTATGTCTTCAAAGCCTTCAAGATCTAAAACGGTGTGTATTTCATAAATAGTCCTATTTCTATCTTCTTTGTAACTAGGCTCTATTCCTTGTATTTCGTTAATTTGTTTGCTGATATCGGTTTCTTCTTCGCCATAGCTATCCTCTGGGATATCGACATCTGCATAAAAACCAGTGACTTGTTGTTTTTTTACTTCATTAAACGACATGCTAATTGCATGAGTGACTCTCTCGGCTGAAGATAAATCTGATGCCTCGTAAGGCACAATAAGATCTTCTGGCGTTACAAACTTAGATACAGCTTTGTTTGTTAGGGAATCGAAATAAACTTTTTTAAAGCAAGATCCAGCAAGAGGTAGATAAAACAACAACATATCCAGCTCTGGATCGTAGTCCTGCATTACATTCATAATGTAGTAATTCATAAACTCTTGTATGCGTTCTGCTTGGTTTTCAGTGTCTATGGTTCTAGCGCCAATAATTTCTGTCTTAACAGGACCTTTGGCTGGTAACATTTCCTTGTAAGCTTGCGCTTGAAACTGGGTAACGGCTTCTGCTAGGATTGGATGAATTACCCCTGAAGATCCTTCAAATGGTTGAGATCTTGAATCGTCAAATTTCATTCCTAGATATTGCAATCCATCGGTGTATGTTTTTTCCCATTCACTTCTTGATTGTTTGTCGCCTTCTACTGAGCTAACCAAGTCAGAGGCTAAAGTCCTTAATACAGATTCGTCTACAAAATCAACCAAATTAGAGCTAAAATCCATTTGCGGCATAGGTTCTTCTGCATCTATTTCATCGTCAATTAAAATTTCTTCTTCGTTGACTAAAATATTAGCAGCATTTCTAATTTCATCGTTTCTTGAGGGTTCAGGAATTATTCTTACAGAAGAGGTTTGATCTATAATATCAGGATCTGTGTTTGTGTCTGTTTGTCTTTCAATAGCCATAGTTTTTTAGTGTAGCACCCTCGGTCTTGTTTCGTCATGCATTGTAATTAAATCTACAAGCTCACCATCTAATATAAGTCCTTGAGATTCAGCAATAAGTTTTGCTTGTTCAAGTGTATCAGCATGAATGTCTGGGCCTTCATACTCAGCTTGATCCCAAACAAAACTTGTTATAAATATTTTTTTTAATGACATCAATAATACACCGTTCTATTCTTTTTCATAAACCTAGCTTCATCTTGGTAGTCTTCTTTTAAAGATACAAAGCCACCTTGTCTAAATCGCATTAAAGCCATTGTAGCACTATCACAAAAGTCATCATAATCTCCAAACGGAAAAGATGCCATTTCCTCAATCACCTCATCTGCAAAATCGTCTTCCGGTGCCCATACCATGCCAGATTCATAGATTGGGGCCACGCTGTTCATTCTAGCTACTTTATCCTGACCTCTGCTTGGAGAGTAGGCTGTAACCGGTATTCCCATTCTTCTAAGCTCTTGTGTTAAAGGTGTACCAGAGGCTTTGGCTTCAATCAATACACAGTCCGGTTCCCAATACTTATATTCATCAAAAGCAATTTTTTTAAGTTCAGGAAAGTCTACCCTAAAACGCTTTGCATCTAATAATATTATTGCATTTGGTGTGTCATCGCCACCATTAAATATTGCCCAAGTTGTAACAGCTGAATAATCTGCTGTTTCTTTTTTAGAGAAAGCAGTATCGTAGCTTTGAATTACATAATCATAGGAGGGCACATCTTCGTCTGGCCACCTTTTCCACCATTCTCTTTTGATAATAGATCCTTCTTCTGCTGTAGGATTTTGCATCCATTGTGCGTTCCATTTGGAAACCGGCAAAGAGGCCTTAACTCCTAACAGCTCCTCTTTTTTCCAAAACTCTGGCCATAGAGGTGTTTCTGTTTTAGGCATAATTGCAGGAAACTCAACGACTTCCCATTGGTCTGCGTTTTCATCGCCTTGTTTTTTTAATACCTTGCCTACCAAATCTTTGGTGCTCCACCTTGTCATTACTATCACAATAATTCCGCCAGGTTGTAAACGCTGCCTAGGTCCAGATGTGTACCACTCGTAGGCTGATTCTAAAGATTTAGGTGATAAAGCGTCTTGCTCACTGTGAGGATCATCAATAACTAAAAGATCTGCACCACGACCTGTAATTGCTCCTCCAACACCTGCTGCAAAGAACTCGCCTTCCATGTTACTTGTCCACCTACCGGCTGATTTATTGTCAGCTTGCAGCTTTAGATCAGGAAATATATGTTGATATTCTTCGCTATCAATAAGGTTTCTTACTTTTCTTCCGAATCTAACGGCAAGTTCAGATGTATGGGTGGTTTGAATTATTTTCAAATCTCCCCTTCTGCCCATCATCCAAGCAGGAAAGTAAGTAGAGGCAAATTCTGATTTGGAGTGTCTTGGTGGCAGGCAGACAATTAACCGTTTTAATTTGCCTTCTGCAATTCTATTAAACTTTTCACCAATAATTTTATGGTGTCGTCCTTCAATAAACTCAGGCCATAGATGTTTTACAAATTGGATAAAATCTTTTTGACAAGAATCTTGTTTATCAATTTGATCGTATCTATGCAAAAGAGCAACAGCTTCATCTTTGTCTTGCTCAGAAAGAATATCGAAATCTTTTAAAGAAACATTCTTCATAATTTACAAAGGCGGACCAAGCAATTTGATAGTGACATAGAAATTACTCAATCCTAAACATAATTAAATGTCTGGGTTAAGTATAATGTATTTACTAGACTTCGTGCCAATTAGGATCTCCGTCAAACAACATAGATTCTGCCAACCTGCGCCTTTCTAATCCTGGCAATACTTTTCCGTTTGCTTTGTTCCACCTACGCATTTGTTGAGGTACTTCTTGGAACTTGCCTTCGTTTAAAACCTGCAGCATGGTTGAGCTACGCAAATTACTAGGCCCAAGATTGTAAGTCCAGGCAACCATAGCGTCTATTTGATTTTGCTGTAATGTCTGAGTTACAGCATCGCTAACATAACCAGTATATTCCTCTAGCTCTTCTTCAAGCCAAGCATCTGCTTGTTCCTGTGTGCATGTATCACCTAGCTTGACATTTTTAGTTCTGCCAAAAGCAATGGTTGGGACTCCAGCGCTGCACAAATAAGCCTCTAATTTACAGCCTTCAAATTTTTTAATTAAGGCTTTGCCTTCTTCTGATATTTTCATTCTTTTTCCCCTGATGTTGTAATTTTCTTGTAATAGACTACTACTTGTTTTAATTCATTGATATACCTTTTAAGTTCTTGCATGTTGTATGCCATAAGCTCGTAATCAGGTACAGACATTGCTACAAAGACAACTTGACCATGTTCTTTTTCTACTCTGGCTAAAAACTCATCTATATTTTTATCAGAAACCACATACCAATAAGGCTCTTTTAAGTCTATTTCCCTCGGCATTACCGGTTGTGCAAATGTCCTTTCTAAAGGCTTGCTTATAATTTCTACTTGAGATCTGCTAGGAATTAGGCTGCAACTGCAAGCCATCATCAAGATCATCAATGTTGCGACTGTCTTCTTCAATGCTATCAAATACATTTTTAGTTCCTTTGTTTATTCTAGGTTCAATTAAACCTGGTTTTGCTGCTGCTAATTTTGTGAGATTGTGTCTTTTAAAAATATCTAAGTATCTGGTCATTTCAGATTGAATTTTTTGGTTTTTAGATTGTAAATTCAAAAGACCTTCTGTTTGTGTCTTAAAATCATTTTGTAAAGATTCTATGGCTAGTTTTTGCTCTTGATCTCTAAGTTCAAATGCTTGATTAAGTTCTGCTAAACGAGAGTTTTCATTCCACAAAAACAAAGTGAGTAACCCCATGGCTGCAATAACTCCAAATAAAACCTTACTCATAGTGTGTCTTTTTTCATGCAAGACCGCCATTCATCTTGATTAATTTCATTGGGGTAACTTGTGTATAACTTTGACCTGCAATGCTCAAAGTTAGAATCCTGAGAATCACTTGTAACAGGAACAGATGCAAAGCTAGTAAGCAATACAAGCACTAATAAAATACGCATTATCCGTTAAGTGGATTATCGTCTTTGTTTTCTAGTTTGCTTATATTTTTTTCTAAAAACTGTAGGTCAGATTTGATAGTAGCTATGTCTGTTTTAATTTCTGTTACATCAGGAACGGCAATACCGTCAATTTCTTTTTCCAAAAACTGTACTGATGTCTCAATAGATGCAAAGCGCTCTTCAATAGCTTTCATTTCGCTTTCTGTTTCACCTAGTCCTCCAATCTTAGCCTCAAGATTAGCGATACGGTTAACATAGGTGGCCCCAGAATAGCCGAAGCCGGCAAGCGTTGTAACAATCGTTGCCAGTGCAATTAGTTGCCCTGTTTTACTTTGAAACCAATCCATAATTATCTCCACATGTTAGGTTGCTCATCAATCATCTGACTCAAACCTTTTAAATTATCATTGACCAAGCCGTAAAAAGCATTGGTGTTGTCGTCTAGTGTAGCAGAAGTATAAATATTTGCACTTATATACCAATCTGTGGCATCTACGATACTTACCTGTTCGTAAGTATTGAATCCGGGTACATATCCTATCAATGCCACCAAGCTGCTTTCGTCACC